TTTATATCTACAGCTACAGGAATTCCTGCAGATAAGTTAGTTCAAACATTTGAGGATGGAACTAGAAAACGATTAGCTGGAGTAGGATATACTTGGGATCCTATTAATAATGTTTTTATAGAGCCACAATCTTTTGCATCTTGGACTTTAGATGGTAATTATGATTGGCAACCTCCTGTGGCAAATCCAAATACTGAAGGTTATTTAACAAGATGGAACGAAACTGAAGGTACTTGGGACGGTTTAAAAACATCAGATAATTCTACTTGGAAATGGAATACAAGCACTAATTCTTGGGATTCTGTTTAAGGTTTACTTATCCTACAAAATAACCTATATACATAGGTATGTCTAAACTAACTATAAAAGTTTTAGAACCTATAAAACATCCACGATCTCCTTTTGCTTTTTTCTTTAGATTCTTTATTGGTAAGAAGCTTTTAAATTTAAAGTCACACAATATTGATCAAAATTTTGAATTTCAATTAAGAATAGCTTTTACTGATTATTGTAATGAAATACAACTTGTACCTGAAACTTGTTATTACATAATTTCAGATAAACCTTTTAATGAAGAAAGAGGACGATGGTCTTATTTGAAAGGAGTTATAAATTTAGACTCTAAAGGAAGCACTACTTTAAAAGTACCTTTTAAATACGACGGTAGAGATTTTGCAATAGATTATAAAAATAAAAAAAATCAACTTATTATTGCAGAGGAAAATTTAATTTTAAATACTACAGGTAACAATAAATTCTTTGTTCTTTACTATCATAAAAATCCTAAATCTAGAGAAGGAAAATTACTTATTGATTTAACTTCTGGTAACTAATGAAACAAACTTTATTTGAAATACCTGTTTTCAAAGTAGCTTGTAAGAATTGGAAAGCAAGAAAAAAGAAACTTAAAGCTATTACAAAAAATCAAGAATTATCAAGAAAAGATTATAATACTTTTCGTACCTCAAGAGGAGATTGTTTAACAAGTACCGGTATTAATGAAAATTTTGCAGATACTTTTACTAATCTTTTTCAAAAAGAGTTTCAATTATTTGGCCAAATGTTTGATTATAAAAAACTTAAAATTAAAGATATTTGGACAGTAGCTTACGAAGAAAACGATTATCAAGTTCCTCATCAACACGGAATGATGCATTGGTCAGGTATACTGTATTATGACTATGACGTAAAACAACCTTCAACAGTATTCATACAACCTTGGCATAGTTTTAATACAGGGCATACAACTTTAAGATCGTTAGAAACAAATGAAGGAGATATGGTTTTCTTTCCTAGTTTTCTATTGCATTTTTGTCCAAATAATCCCTTAAAAAAGATAAGATCAATTATATCTTGGGATCTTGAATGTAATTAATTATTTGTAAGTATAAACAGCAACTACTCGCCTGTCTTTTTTAGGCGAAGTTCCAATGTGCCAACATTTAGAAAAACTTACCGCTCTATAAGCTTTAGGTTTTATTGTTATTGTTACAGTCTTTTTATCATCTTTTAAAAGAAGGGTTTTACCATCTTCAACATCGTTTAGATAAATTAATAAATGATTATAATCAAAGTTATGATCTGTATGTGGTAAGGATTTATTTTTACTTGGAAAATTAGAATTTAAACAACATCTAAATATCTGCGAATATCTAATATTATGTTTTTTGCAAAACTTATTAAATAAGTCTATAAAAAATTTAGTATGGGTAGAAGTTTCTCCACCACCTAATTCTATTCTTTGAATAAGAATATGAGAATAAAACCAGTAGTTATCTCCTTTAACTGCTTCTGAATTATAATACCAAGGTAATGATTGTGCTAAGATATGGTCTTTAATATATTTTTTATCTTTAGAAGAAAGCAAAGAATCATCTTGAATAACTTTCATTAGCCATGTCTTTTCATGGTAGGAATAGGAAATTTTTGTACACCTTGTATATTATTAAAAAAAGTTATTAAAGTAAGTCTAGGTTCTTTGTTATTAGCTTCAAGAAAGTTTTCAACACCGTGAATTTGAGAACCATCAAATACTAATAATCTATTGTATAAAGAATCTACATCTACTGTCTTTTCAAAACCTTCATTTACAGTGTCTCTAGCATCAAAGTATTCTTTGGTGTATTTCTTTTTAGCTCCATAATATTTTTCTTTAATAGCGTTATTTTTATGAAATTCTAAATTATCAAAAGGAAATTGCATGAATTTTCTTTTATAAAAACACGTTCCACATCCTCTATGTTTTGACATATAGATAATAGCTGTGAATTCAAATTCATTATCAGAATGTATCCAACCTCTACCTTGGTTAGCATTAGGACCTATTTTTTGAAAAGATTGATATGCTGTAAAAGTAATACCACTGTCACTAGGTTTATTAGTAAAGAGAGTACTTATAATTTTATTTGTACTCCACTTAAAAAAATCAGGGTGGACTTTATGTAAAGCAGGTGTCCTTAATCCAGGATAAACTTTACTATTTTCTGAATAAGGAAGTTGTAAAGCAAAGTCCCTAATTTCATCAGGGTCAGTAAAGAAATTATCTATAATTAAAGTTGGATATATCATATTTTTTTAAAAATTATATTTAAATTGAACCGGACTTTATCGTAAGTTGGCCCTATTCCTTTATGTGTTTTTTTACTTTGAAATATTTTAGCTTCAGATTCTTTGTCATTATATTTTTTATTTTCTATTTCAATGGCTCCATCGGTTGTGTGTAAATTATATAAAATAGAATAGAAATTTTCATCAGTGTGGTCATGATGACTTTCTGTTTTATCGCCAGGAAAATACATATTCCAAAATAGTCTATATAATTCTCCTTTAATTTTTGCTTTACCTATAATCAAATTAAAAATAAAATTACCATAGAAATTTAAAAGAGATTCTAATTCTTCTTTTCCGTTGGAAAAAGTTTCAATGGACCAGCCTAAACTCACTCCTTTTTCAAGATTACCTAATCTGTCTTCTGCTTTATCAAAAGCCCTAAACCATTGATGATTTGCTAAAACTTTCATAATCTCTCTATTAGTAGAGGTAGGTATATCCGTATTTATTTTACAGACAGATGTTTTATAATTCATAATCTTCTATTATTTGTCTCTTTCATTATTTATATAATAATATATAAGGTTTATTGAAGAACTTCAATAGGATTTTATATGCTACAAAAATTAGGTTTTCTACCAGGATTCAATAAACAAGTTACATCAACAGGTGCCGAGTCTCAATGGACAGGTGGTGAGAATGTGCGTTTTAGGTATGGTACACCTGAAAAAATAGGTGGTTGGTCTCAATTAGGGAGTGATAAATTGACAGGTGCGGCTAGAGGTTTGCATCACATGGTTAATAAAGAAGGTATTAAATATTCTCTTATAGGAACTAATAGAATTTTGTATGTATACACCGGAGGAGTGTATTATGATATACACCCTTTAGTTAATTCATCAGGAACAGCAATTACAAGTGCATTCAGCACAACTAATGGATCACCGACCGTTACTATTACATTTTCAACTCCAACTACTTTTCAAGCAGGGGATATTATATTATTTGGAGGTACCAGTACATTTAGTTCAATTACAGGATCAAATTTTGGTGCTTCAGATTTTGCTGATAAAAAATTTATGGTAACAACTGCTCCTAGCTCTACTGTTATTACTATTACAATGCCCGGTACTGAATCAGGAGCCGGTGCTTCAAATTCTGGAGGTATAACTTATTTTCAATATTATCATGTTGGTCCAGCTGAGCAAGTTGGAGTTTACGGCTGGGGTATATCTCAGTTTGGTGGAACTGTATCAAGTCCTCAAACTAATACTTTAGATGGAGCTTTAGGCGACAATGTTTATGGAACTGGAGGATCAGGAACAAGTATTGTTTTAGATTCTATTACAGGATTTCCAACAACAGGGACAAATTATATTCAAGTTGGCACAGAAGAAATTTCTTACACAGGAGTTTCAGGAAGCACAACTTTAACAGGAATTACAAGAGCAGTTAGAGGAACAACTAGAGCTGCTCATTCAGATGGTGCAGCTGTTACAAACTTCAGTGATTATGCAGCATGGGGTCAAGCTGCAGCGTCAACTGATAAAGTTGCAGAACCTGGTCTATGGTCCTTGGACAATTTAGGTTCTACACTTATTGCATTAATACATAACGGAGAATGTTTTGAATGGGATGGTGATGCTTCTAATGCAACAGCAACAAGAGCTACAATTATATCTGGTGCACCAACAGCATCACGTGATATGTTAGTATCTACTCCCGACCGTCACTTAGTATTCTTTGGAACCGAAACAACTATCGGTGATAAAACAACTCAAGATGACATGTTTATTAGATTCTCTTCTCAAGAAGATATTACAGATTATACACCTACAGCAGAAAATAGTGCTGGTACACAAAGACTGGCCGCCGGATCACGGATCATGGGTAGTAAGTTAGGTAGAAATGCAATCTACATTTGGTCTGATACATCTTTATTTACTATGCGTTTTGTAGGAACTCCATTTACATTTGCCTTTGAACAAGTAGGTACTAACTGTGGATTGATTGGTAAGAATGCAGCTGTTGAAGTTGATGGTGCTGCTTACTGGATGTCTGATAACGGTTTCTTTAGATACACAGGTAAGCTAGAATCTATGGATTGTTTAGTTGAGGATTATGTTTATGATAATTTAAATACAACATCTAATCAATTTATTTATTGCGGTATTAATAACTTGTTTGGAGAAATTACATGGTTTTATCCTGAATCTGGATCAAATGTAAACACACAATCAGTTACTTATAGTTATCTAGATTCAACTGCTAAACGACCTATATGGTTTGTTAATGCAAGTAGTTTATTTATTAGAACTACATGGCAAGATTCTTCTGTATTTGGATTACCGCATGCAACTCAATACGATGCGGGAACAGATACTTCTTTTGATGTTGAAGGTAATACAGATGGAATTTCTTATTATTATGAACACGAAACCGGTGTTAATCAAATAAAACTTGGAGTAACAACAGCTATACCAGCTACTATTAGCTCTGGTGATTATGATATTACACAAAAAGTTGTAAGAGGAGCAGCTACAAACATGGCTGACCTTAGAGGTGATGGTGAAAACATTATGAGAGTTAGCAGAATTATACCTGACTTTATATCTCAAACAGGAAATGCTATTATACAATTAGATTTAAGAAACTATCCTAATAATGCAGCAGCAAGCTCATCATTAGGTCCATTTACAGTGACAACTTCTACAAGTAAAGTAGATACACGGGCTAGAGCTAGAGCAATCGCATTAACCATATCAAATACTGCAGTGGATACTACTTGGAAGTTAGGGACTTTTAGGTTAGATATACAATCTGGAGGAAGAAGATAATGCCATTTAAATCAGAAGCACAAAGACGTTATATGCATGCGAATTTACCCGAGATTGCACAAAGATGGGAACAAGAATATTCAACTGGCGGTGTTGCTAGTCAAGGTGGAATGAAAAATTTT